TTTTTTACCAACATGTTTGTGTGTATTTTTTGGTTGGAACAATCCTTGGGACCCACGGTTCATTTATGCCTTTATGTTTCTTGTGACATGACTCTGTGTGGTTCTATCATTTTTAAAACCTAACACTGAAGTTTTATATCTGTATGCATTCAATATTTCTGCTACTAGTTGGGAAAGTTCAAGATCAGTTGATCCTTGCAATGTGTCTATTACATCAAAAACATTGGCTCCGTCAACTTTGGCTTGTTTCATTAACACATAAGCAATTGACTTACTGGACTCAACGGCGTAACCTCTATTACTAAAAAATGCCTGCACAGCATCATATTGTGCTCCATTAAGTTCTGTGCGATCTCTTTCTATGCCGCTTAAAAACTGGACCAATGATTCAGTGTTAGAACTTCCAACACCTAAATTGCTTACAGGGGTCCTGGTTGCTGAAGAACTATTACCAAGTTGCGTATTGCTGTTGTTTGCACTGTATTCAGCCATTAGTATGTGTAACCTTTTGCTCCTGTCAAGGTATTTGCTGAAAGTCCTTTGTCAGAACCGGAATTGTTAAGATTCACTGTGGCCACTGTTTGTTCAGCAAGCGGAGCTTCTACAAATTTTTGATATTCATTTCTATTCACTTGATACTTCAGTTGCTCACTGTTGATAAGCACTCCTATTATATTGCCAGCATTATTTAGATATGAATTTTGTTCGGATTCAGTCAACTGACTCCATTCAGTGTCTACATCATTAACGTCTAAGTTCGAATCAATTCTAAAACTTGTAAATTTTGCAAATTTTTGTTTTGCATCAAAATTATTTTCGAGATAAATTTTTGCTTGTGTTGAATTCAGCAATATGTTTTCATCAGACACAATGGTTTGGCCAACTGCTTTGACAGTTTGTTTGTCGTTTGCTCTTTTTTGTTTTAAATTTTTTGGAAAAGATACACCAGGCTTAGAGGTAGCGCCAATGTTGTTTGTGCCTGCTTTTATGGCGTCTTTAGCTATACCTATGATTTCCTCGTTAAGTCCCCTTGTTGCTCTACCTGATTTTATTTTTTCATATGTGTTAAGTGCTGACAAGCCAGCTCCGAATATGTTGCCTGATCCTAACAGACTTGCTGTTTTTGTTATACCACCAAGCACACCAAATACACTATCCCCTCCTGTTGAATTTGGAGATGGAGTTTTATCATAATGAAACTGTGCAAAGCCTGCCGGATCAACACCTATCTCACCATTACGCATCAACACGCCTGAATAGGAGATAGAAAATGCATGTTCGTTTACTCCTGCACCATCTCCCTGGTCCATTGATCCATTTGCCCAATCGTTAACAATTGGATTCATCATTTTATATTCTGTAAACAGTCCTCTGCTTAATTGGAAAATAGAAATAGAAGTAAAAAACTTTTCTTTGTTACCTGTGTCAAGACCAAATCTTTTCATTCCGCCAATATCATTGTAACCGGCTTTGTATGCTCTTTCAGATTGATTAGTGTCTACAATATAATGTTGATAATATGACTTCCAAAATGCCGTTGCAACGTCGCCCATGTCATCATGCAACACAATAGACACTGGCTGATATTGTATGCCTGTTTGCACATAAGTTTTGAAGTTGTATTTGTTTTTTTGTTCAACATTGAAATTGTATGAAGGCAAGTCACAGCGTTTTACAATCATGCCAAGTTCAAGTTGTTCTGTTTGATTAATGGATTTGCCCACTGCTAATGGATTGATATCAAACACCACATGATATAAAAACCTATTTTTTGGTGCTAGTCTAAATGTTTGGTCTGTATACAATCTGGCGGCATGCTGATAATCTTTCATGGTGTCTCCACCAATCAATTGTTTTAAAAAGTTATTACGCCAGACCATTTGTAATATTTATGGTGATAAAATTGAGGGGGTTAGTCATGTATGTGGCATTTGGTGCCACCAAACTGTTTGCACACTTTGTGGAAGTCTTTGTCCTGCGTCTTTTCAACATGATGTGCAAGTTCATGCACAATGATGCCCATGTGTATGGTTTGTGTGTCATCATAATGAATATGGCCTTGACCATCTGAATAGTAATAGTATGCTGGTGTCCATTCATCTTCCATGCTTACAATTTTAGCATTAGGACAATCATCAATGCCCATAACCATGCACATCGTGATTTGACAAAGTAATATTGTCTCAAATATCATAGCATTAGACCATCTATAATATTTATAGTCATAAAAAAAGCGCCTATAACAGACGCTTTTTTAAGTAATTGAAAAAAAAATTAAATACCGCCGCCAGTAGCCGCTGTTGAAATTGTTCTTGCAACTGCTGTGCCTATGCCTGTGCCTCTAGGTGTTTGGATTGCATTGTCATATCTAATAGACATTGTAATCTGAACAGGCTCTGATGTTGCATAAGCAAGTGTGCCATACTGCACGTTGTCAAGATAACAACCATATAGTTCATAGGTTTCTAACACAGTAGGAGTGTTAGCACCATTACCACCATCAAGCATTTCAATTCTACCTGTAAATTTGTAGTCTTGTCCTGATGCGGCAGATGATTGTTCAAAAAAGTCAAATTGTTTTTGTAGTTGCTCACCTGTTAGTTTTGTAACTTCGTTGTTAACATCGTCTCTAACATTAAGTGTAATAGGATCCCATGTGTGTTTTCCTGCCATATACACTCTTGAGTTGTAAGCATCTAATGTGATTTGATCAAATGTTAAGTTTGGACGAGTCACGTCAACAACTTGTTTGGTGAGTTCTGATCTAGGAGTTGATATACCAAAGTTTTCAAGTATGATTCTAAATCTATACTGTAATTTAGGCATCAATAAGCCTTGTGAGGCTGATGATTGATCACTTGCTAGTGGTACTGTAAATTTTGATAGTGTTGATACTGCCATTTTATTTTTCTCCTAGTAATGTTATTTACTACTTGTTTCTCCTTTTTTCAACTTGTACCTTTAAAGGCCTGAAGCTGCTATTTCTCCGGTGTTCTTTAATCTGATTGGAATAAAGATAAACTCAACTGCTTTGACTGGCTCAATTGCCACATCAACATACAGTTCGCTTCTGTCTATTCTTGCCGCTGTGTTGTTGGTTTCATCACAAACAACAGCAAAGTCAAACAGTGCTCTTTGAGCTGTAAGTTCTAACAAGAATGATTCAATTGCTTGTCTTATTTCATTTCTTGTAAGTGCATCGTTTGGCTCAAAGATAAACGGTCTTGCTATTTTATCTAATTGTAATCTAGTAAACGCAACAAGTCTTGCAACATTGATTCTGTCTAGTGCAGAAGCAGTAAGTTGTCTTGTCTTTTGTCCAAATGCAACTAGTCCTGCACCTGTAACAAATGAAATTGGGTTGATGTTTACTGAGTATAATGCATCTCTAAGACCTTCTGCTACTGCTGTGGTTTCGAACTCACCTTCAGAGTTGACAAAACCAACTGATGAAGCATTGTCTATAGCACCACGTCTTACACCTGCTGGTGCAAACCATGGAAATGCTACTTGGTCATTAAATGCAATTGTTCTTAACATCATGTGTGATGCTGGAACAACAACTGATTCGCCTGCTAGGTCTGTTGTAAATCCTGATGGATAATACACACCTGTGAATCCGTTGGTTGTAAGCAATCCATCTTCGCCATTGTCGGCAGCTCCTGCTGTGTTGTTAGCATAGTTTGTGACTGCTGTTGAGTTTGGTTCTAATCTGAATGGAGTATCACCAATAACAAATGCAGTTTCTTTTCTGTCTGCGTTCAATGTTTCTAAGTTTGTGATCAGTTCTGGATAACCAGGACATGCAAGTAAGTTGAACTCTCTCTGCTCTTCTCTTAGTGCTGTGCTTGATTCCACAGTTGATTTCATTGCTTCAACAATAACGTTTCTCTGTGCTTTTCTGCCCATGAAAGGTGAACCATCTGTTTTTAAGCCAGATGCATTTACCCAAGCATCCTTTTCAGTTGGCAGTGTTGCATACACAGTTGTTGATGCAAAGTTTGTTCTTGTGAAGTAATTTTTTCTAAACTTCTTCACAGCATAACCTGATCTTCTTAAGTTAAATCCAAGCATACCTTTTGGATACAGTGCTGGATCTGGCTTGTCTATGTCAAGATATGTTGAAGTTAACAAGTCTGTGATTAATGTTTCCTCGTTAATAACATCTTTTGTTCCATCTGAATGGAAACGGAAATCAGCAAACAATATACCATCTTGTGATGTTTGGTCAGTGTTGTCAATTTGAACAAAATTTTGTCCATCTGGTTGTGATGAATCATATCTGTATAAATTTGGATACTCTTCAAGATCTGCTGTGCTTACCCAAATGTCTCCATCAACAAGTGCTGTGCCATCTGATTGTGTTGTTGGCTCACTTGCTGAAATGATAGGACCTTTTGGATCTGTTGATGATAAATTAAATCCTCTAGCGTCTGATGAAACATTCTGATATCCAGTCCATGTTGTTCCGTTGTGTATTAGTATATCAACTTCGTCAACAGTTGTGTGATACCATAATTGGTTGTCTGCTGGATCTTTGGATGGCTCGTTTACACTTTGTATTGCTGTGTATGTTGTGCCTGAATCCGGAGTGTTCTCAACTGGTGTCCAGTTTGATGCCAAGAAAGCAAAAGTCCTATTAGCTTCTGTTTGATCATCGGATGTTGAAAAGTCATCTTTGTCGCCTGCTGGTGCAACGTATAGGTTTGCAATTTTCTCTGCTGTAAGATCAGAGTTGCCACCGTATGCGTTGGCAAATGTTGCATTGAATCCTAAGTCACTCATCGCAGTTCCGCTGGTGTCTGTGAAGTAGATGTTGCCACCAAGTGCGTGTGATACAGTGATTCTTTTTGTTGTTGCATTATATTCCGCAGATATATGTTGGAAGCCTGCAGCTGATATAGCAGCCACAAAATCATCTGCATCGTCGCCACCAATTGTTACTGTTTTGGTGCTTAACTTATTTGCAGCTGTGTTAGCTGTTGTATCTGGATCTAAAATGGTTTCTGCCATTCTGATTGTGTCACCGTTGTCTACAGCAGCTGACTTAGTTGCAATTTTGTTTGAAACAATTTGTGTTGTTGAACCAACACCAACTGCTCTTGTGAATGCAACATAGTCTACGATT